CAGGTGAGAGAGTGGTGGAACAAGGAGGTGGCGAGAGGCGTGCTGGCCGTGTTCCACAACGCCGTGTACGATCTGCGCATGATCCGCGCGGTTGGGTTTGACCTGCCCGAGCAGGTGGATGACACCTGCGTCATCGCTGCGCTGCTTGACGAGTACGAGCCCAGCTATAGCCTCGAGAACCTGTGCATCAAGCACCTCGGCCCGCAGCACGTCAAGGCCTCAGACGACCTCAACGAGTACTGCAGACAGGTGTTCGACGTGAAGAAGGGCAAGGAGGCTGGCTTCTATCACAGGTGCCCAGGCGACCTGGTCGAGCCCTACGCTGAGCAGGACGCGAACCTGACCCGGCTGCTCTGGCTCTGCCTACAGCCCAAGATCGCGGTCAACGGGCTCACGACGGTGCACGACATGGAGCGGGCGCTGATGCCGGTGCTGGTGCGGATGTATCGCGCTGGCGTGCGGGTCGACGCGGAGAAGGCGGAGAAGCTGAAGCACGAGCTCGTGAAGCGCCGCGATGAGGCCCAGGCTGAGCTGTTCAAGCTCAACCACGGCGTGGAGCTCAACTGCGAGTCGACAGCGCAGGTCGCGCAGCTGCTGGAGAGCCTTGGCATCACGGCGCCGAAGACGGAGGCTGGCAACGCGTCAGTGACCAAGGACTTCCTGAAGACGGTCGAGCACCCAGTCGCGAAGCTGATCATCACCTCGAAGCAGGCGAAGCACTACAGCAACGTGTTCATCGACAACTACATCTTCAAGAACATCACGCCGCACAGCTTCATCCACCCCTCGTTCCACCAGGCGAAGTCCGCGTTCGGCGGCGCGCGCACGGGCCGGTTCAGCTCTGCCGGCGGGCTCAACGCGCAGAACATCCCGAAGCGCGACAAGGTCTGGGCGCCGCTGATCCGCGGGCTCTTCATCCCGGCCTACGATGGCGGTCAGTGGCTGCGCTGTGACTTCTGCCTCGCCGGAGAGACTGAGGTCGAAACGACGCGAGGCAAGAAGCAGATCAAGGACATCATGCCAGGTGACAAGGTGTTCTCTTGGAAGAACGGCCGCATCACCTGGGGCAACGTGAGCGCGTCCGCCTGCGTCGGCATGCTGCCAGCCTGGCGCCTGACGCTCGACAGCGGTGAGGCTATCATCGCATCTGGTGATCACAAGATGGTCATGCGCGATGGCGAGCTGCGCAAGATCAGCGCGCTGGCGCCAGGTGACTCGCTCGCGGCGATCAGGAAAGGCACAGACGGCTTGAAGGGATACCCTACCTTTTACAGCTGGTCTAACAGGCTCTACAGCAAGCTGCACAGGCTCGTGGCCGAAGCGCACTTTGGGCCGTGTCCTCCAGGTCACGAGGTGCACCACAAAGATCGCGATGCTCACAACTACGGCCCTGACAACCTCGAGTATCTGCCGATATCCGTTCATCGAGCTCTTGATGCCTGGACCGGCGTCGATGAGGAAAAGAGAGTCGCCGCGCTGCGCGTCGGTCTGAAAGCCAGAAGGTCCTACGCAGGTGAAGGCAACCCCCGCTGGAAAGGTGGAAAGATAGAGGTCAAGTGCACAGAGTGCGATACCATGATGCAGCTCTGGCCATCTCAGGCCTGGCCAGGCAGGCGCTGCTCAGCGTGCTTTGCAGCGCATCCGCGAAGAAGGTTGAACCACAAGGTCACGCTCGTCGAAGACCTTGGTTTGATGCTGCCGATGTACCAGCTCACGGTTGATGAGCACCACAACTACGCGCTTGGCGCTGGCGTCATCTCAGCGAACAGCCAGATCGAATATCGGCTTTTTGCGCACTACGCTGGTGGCGCCGTGATGCAGCGGTACGTCAACGAGCCGGACGTGGACTTCCACCAGATGGTGGCGGACCTGACCGGCATGGCGCGCGACCCGGCCAAGAACATCAACTTCGGCATCCTCTTCGGCATGGGTGAGAAGAAGATGGCCGCGCAGACGGGGCTACCGCCTGACCAAGCCAACGCAGCGCTGGCCGCGTACCACGAGCAGATCCCAGAGGCGCGAATCCTCGCGAAGAGAGCCATGAACAAGGCCGCGGCGAGAGGCTACATCATCACGCACGGCGGGCGGCGCTGCCGGTTCCAGGCGCTGAACGTCAGCGGTCGAACCGTGTTCACGCGCACGAACAACGCGCTGAACTACCTGACGCAAGGCTCAGCGGCGGATCTCATCAAGCTGGCGATGATCGCGGTCGACAAGGAGATCGACTACGAGAACACGATCCTGCACCTCACGATTCACGATGAGCTCGATGCAACAGTCCCTCCAGGCGCAAAAGGAGTTAGAGAAGCATACAAGATCAAAGAGATCATGGAGAGCGTCGCTAAGCTCAGAGTACCAGTAAGAGCTGAGGCTGAGGTCGGCCCTAACTGGGGTGACTGTAAACCGCTGCCGCCTAGAAAATGACAGAGACTGAGGTGAAGAAGGCGATCTGGGCCTGGGTGAAGTCGCACGCAAAAAGTGCACGAGATGCACAGAACATGGTGCAGCTGCTCAAGGAGCTGCGAAAGCACGCGCTTCAGGCCGAGGGGCGTGCCGCGCTGGCACGCCAGAGAGGCCAGTAAGTATTACAAAACTGTAATAAAAATAGTTGCCTCAGGCAGTGTACTTTCCCGTACGCTGTTTTAGATTCAGCTACAAGAATGATGTTGATGTCAAACACTAGAGAGGAGAGCAGGTCATGACGACCGATAAAGAGCGCAAGATCGGGTTCACGATCGACAGTGTCACTAAAGATACTGCTCACGCTTGCGTAAAGCGCCAAGTGTCTGGCGCAGATTGGTGCTGGTGCTGCATGGAACTGTGGCCTTGTCGAGATGCTGAGCGCATGTACACTGAAGCTCTAGAAGCAGCCTTAGTGGAGGCCCGCTAACATGTTCAAGTACACCTTGCCGCTCATCACCTGCCACCAGCTCGGAAAGTCGATGGCCGTCGCAGGTTGGAACGAGGATCAGATCCGTGACTGGCTGCGCAGTGGAAACATCAGCGACCGCGGTCTCACGGCCCGTCGCATCTTGAAGTCGTACCGCAGACAGCTGGAGGCCCGCTAACATGCGCCTCACGACCAAGAGCGTCACAGCCGCGATTCGCGCGGCTGGCATCAACGGCGAGCTGATTCGCGGCAACGGCTACTACGTCATCGCTGGCGCTGATCTTTCACAGCCAGTTCGCGTTGACGCCACCAGCATCGCGAATCACTCCAGCAGGGAGTGGGTAGCGCTGGCCAAGACGGCGATAGAGATCCAGCGCCGCGATATTATGGAGCTCATGCTGCCGCCGATTGAGAAGCTGATCACGAACTCGAATCTGCTGCCAGATGACGGCTCACCTCTGACGGAAGAGGACGTCATCTTCGTTGTACAAGACAATACGGCAGTGATCGAGCATCGTGTCGCCGCGCAGGTGACCGCCGACCCGACCGGCATCCGCGCTGAGCACGCTGCGATCGAGGCCAGCCAGCAGCGCGCCACGGCGACGCTGGAGCTGCCACAGCCGCACCGCCTCAAGTTCTATGGCATCGATGACGGCGCCGCGCTGCAGGACGCCATGGACGCGCTGACCTCGATCGGCTGCGTCCTCGGTGACGTCAACACCTGGGACGTGAGCTTCAGCGCCGAGCGCGCCACGATCCAGTTCACGACGACGCTGAGCTTGAAAGAGGTGAAGAGCCTGCTCGCGCACACCGGCGTTACGCTGTAACCCACTTACCTTTCAGAGAGGAGAGCCATGCGAGTCCGCCTGACGCTGCACAAGAAGGAGCACACGCGAGTGCACGATGCGCTGCCCATGTTGCATGGGGCCGGCGCGATCGAGCCGAGCATCCGCTCCAGCAAGAACCACGAGGGCCCGATCGAGCTGAGCTTCCGGCTGGACGACCAGCTGGAGCTCTCGGCGGTCCTGGCCTGCGCCGGGCTCGCTGATCTGGTCCCGTACGCCAGAAAGGTCTGAGCGCTGCGAAAGTCCGTCACCAGGTCACACCGAGGGTCACTGAAGACCAGCTGTATGATAGGTACTATTCACCCCGGGGCAGGTCTCCGACGCTGGAGCGAGCTTCTTCACTTCACGACGGAGGGCGGATCCGATGGCTCGGAAGTTCCTCACGAGAACCGAGGCGCAGCGCGTGCTCGGGTTTCAGCACGCCTCGCGCAAGCACGTCATGGGCCAGGCGAAGGTCGCCTGCCGGCACCGCAAGACAGGAGAGGTGTACGAGGCCCGCGACTCAGAGACGGTCCACTACATGATCATGGATCGCGTCGGCGACTACGTGAACCTCGAGGAGGGGTTCACGGTCGAGGTATCATGAGCCTCTGGCGCAGGCCGGCTGATCGCCAGGGTCACCGTGAGGTCATCGGCCAGGTTGGCTTATATGGTTCATCATCCAAGCCGGCCAATGACCTCACGGGCCAATGTAACAAGATGCCTGACGCTGTGTACTTTCAGATCGCCGCTTGCTAGATTCGAGCAGGTCAACCACTTCAGAGAGGAGAGAGAACGATGGAGATCAAGGTCCCGAAGGCGCTGGCTCAGGCGATCGGCTTCGACAAGCTGCGGCTGTATCAGATCGAGACGCACAGCTTCTACAATCGCAGCTACGTCCTGCTTGAGCTGAACAAGTACACTGCCGCGCAGGTCGAGCAGCTCGAGGCGCTGGTCAAGCCGTTCGACCGCGGTTCCAGCCAGATGATCCGCGGCGCGGCGACGCTGCTGTACGACATCGCGAACTGGCGGAAGCTGATGGAAAACCCCGCCGGTCAGAAGCCGCGCAACATGTCGCACTTCACCGCGCTGCTGACAGAGCACCTTCGCTCGGTCGATGGCCATCGCGTCTACATCAAAGATCACGAGCGCTGGCTGCCGTACTACGTCAATAGCGTCGTGTACGTGCCAAAGTGCAGCCACCACGGCGGTGGAGTCACGCCGGCGCACTGCGACATCTCGCTGCTCTACTCGAGCTTCGGCGTTCGCAGCAGCCGTCATCTGACGTTCTGGTTCGAAGACGTTCGCGGCAAGGACGTCACGCAGACGCCTGAGCTGCGTGAAGCGTACCTGCGCGACAAAGCGCGATGGGAAGCTGAATCTGACTGCGTCGGCAAGCAGTTTCTAGCGACCGGTGAGGGCATGAGCGAGGCGGTTAGCGATGACTGGTGGCGGAAGCAGAGCGCCGTGCAGCTGGATAAGGATGACGCAGCCGTGCGGGTCGTCATCGACATCCCGAGCGAGGGTGATCACGGCAGCCGTAGCCGCAACAAACTCGAGCGCGACACGGACATCGACGAGAACTTCTGGGGCGTGCTGCCTGGCGCTGGTGAGAAGGACGAGGCCAAAGACGAGGACGACGAGGCGGAGGCCGCTGCTCGCGGTGAAGAGCCAGTCAAGTCACTCGCCTACATCGAGATCCCGCTTCATACCGTGCTGATGGTGTTTGATCTCAGCCGCCAGCTGCGGGTGGAGGTCTACATCGACCAGCTGACGGAGTACGTGTACGACGCGACGCTTGGCAGCAAGCTTGTGCTGCCGAAGGACGCCCGTCATCTGGTCGACCTGCTCATGGCCGGCACGGGCGGCTTTCAGGACATCATCGGCAACAAGGGCGGCGGCTCGATCATCGCATGCACTGGCATCCCTGGCACCGGCAAGACGCTCACGAGCGAGGTCTACGCTGAGGTCGCGCACAAGCCGCTGTACACGGTCCAGTGCAGCCAGCTGGGCACCTCGCCTGACGAGCTCGAAGCCGAGCTGCTCAAGGTGTTTGCTCGCTCGCAGCGGTGGAGCGCTATCCTGCTGCTCGACGAGGCGGACGTCTACGTCGCGAAGCGTGGTTCTGATCTCACGCAGAACGCAATCGTCGGCGTCTTCCTGCGGGTGCTCGAGTACTACCGCGGCGTGATGTTCCTCACGACCAACCGCGCGGATCTGATCGATGACGCCGTGCTCAGCCGCTGCATCGCGCGCATCGACTACGCCACGCCCGCTGTCGATGATCAGCGCAAGATCTGGCGCGTGCTGGCCGACAACGCGAAGCTGAGCTTGAGCGACGCGACGATCGAGCAGATCCTGACCGCGCATCCCAAGCTCACGGGCCGCGACATCAAGAACCTGCTCAAGCTGGGATCGATGATCGCCAAGAGCGAGGGCAAGGAGATCGATCTGGCAACGATCGAGTTCGCTAAGCGGTTCAAGCCGACGCAGGAGTAGCAGCTCCTCGGTTCATGGAGGTGGTCTCAAGCCGGTACGCTAATATGGTTCTATTAGCTGCCGGCTTGGGAGCTCCTACGGGCCAATGTAACAAGTTTCCGAGGCAGTGTACATCCTCAATGTCATGCATTAGATTCAGCTCAGATGATGTTGCTGGACACACGCCAGAGAGGAGAGAGGTCAGATGCCGCAGACCGAGATCGTGATTCTCACGGAAGCGCAGATCCCCGCGAAGTTCCAGCCGCAGAACATGTACCCGCTGCCTCATGATCGCTTCGTCGAGCGCAGCGCGGAGTTTCGCGCTTGGCTGGAGGAGACGGCCACGTTCTACTACGCTCACCCGGCCGAGGACTTCTTCGAGCACGAGGCGTTCGAGCTCGCTGCCGCAGCAGGTTGCGTCGCGCTGATCATGGAGAACATGTCATGACGCAACCATCAGAGTGCCAGCACGAGGACATCTCGCTGGAGTGCCCGTTTTGCCAGCGCGCCGTCGATCCCGATATGCGGGTCTGCGAGACCTGCAAGGAGATGGTCGAGCCGGTGAAGGTCTGCCTGTACTGCGGCGAGGTCGTCCCGGAGCCCAATGTAACAATATAGCTGATGCGATGTACTTTCAACCGCATCAGTGTTAGGTTCAGCTCTGTAGCACAACGCCAACGCCACTCGGGCCGCGGCACCATGCACCACCAGAGAGGAGATTCGAACATGTCACACGCGATCGATGAGACGAACGGGAACGCCGCGATGGCCTACGTCGGTGAGAAGCCCTGGCACGGGCTCGGGCAGGAGGTCAAAAAGGGCGCCACGATCGAGGAGATCGAGAAGGCCGCGCACCTCGACTGGCAGGTCAACCTCGTGCCGGCCTGCTACCGCGTTCCCACGAAGGACGACGGCGCGCTGAACGGCGGCATGCTCGTCGAGTCCCGGCACCGCTTCCTGCTCCGCGGCGACACGAACAAGCCGCTGACGCTGGTCGGCCCGGACTACGTTCCGTTCCAGAACCGCCAGATCCTCGACTTCTTCCGCAAGTACGTCGAGGCCGGCGACATGCACATCGAGACGGCTGGCAGCCTGAACGGGGGCCAGAACATCTGGGCTCTGGCGAAGCTCGGAGTTGGCTTCGACGTCGGCACGGCCGCTCAACCGGACAAGAGCGACGGCTACGTGCTGCTCATGAACCCCCACCAGTACGGCAAGGGCATGATCGCGAAGCTCACCGAGATCCGGGTCGTCTGCCAGAACACGATGACCATGGCGCTCGGCGGCCGCGGCAGCTCCGTGCAGCTCTGGCACACGGCCGAGCTCAGCGAGGGCCGGATGGAGGAGATCCGCGAGCGGCTGAACCTGAGCAAGGAGAAGCTGGTCCGCAGCGCGGAAGAGGCGAAGAAGCTCAGCGCGGCGCAGATCGACTACCTCACCGCCGTCGACTTCAGCTACAACCTCTTCGCCCCGACCGCGGATCGCGAGAAGATCGAGGACGCGCCGAAGCCGGTGGACCGGGTGCTGAAGCTGTTCGGCGGCGAGGCGAAGGGCGCCGATCTTCCCTCGGCGAAGGGCACCGCGTGGGGGCTCCTGAACGCGGTCACGGAGTACTTCGACCACGAGCGTGGTCGCTCCGCGAACAGCCGGCTCAACTACGCCTGGCTGGGTGGTGGGCAGAGCCTGAAGCTGACGGCCAAGAACAGGCTGCTCGAGCTCATCGGCAGCTGACACCGAGCCTGGGCCCGCTTGCACAGGGGCCCAGGTTTGCGCTCACCGGGGTGAATAGTACCTATCATCCTGCTGTGAGACAGTGACCCTCGGTGTGACCTAGAGCACTGCCGGCAGGGCGCTGTGCGCGTCGAGGGCCCCGGTGGCCAGGAGCTTCGGAAGCAGTGAGAGCTTGGGCTCCTGGCCCACGCCTTTCCACCTGAGCCAGGTCACCATCGTCTCGAGGTTGCCCCAGGTCCACGGGTCACGGGCGATGCGCCAGCCGACGTAGAAGCAGCGGCCATCCTCGACGCCGACCAGCACGCCACTGCGGCCCTCCGCTTGGTACCAGGCCTCCAGCCAGATGCGCTGCTCGGCGGTGAGGCCGAGGTCGTAGGGCCGATCGGTGATCCGCTTCGGCAGCGCGTCGACGAACTTCAGCTCCAAGAGAAGCACCTTGCCGCGCGCGCACATGGTCACGTCAGGCGCGCCCTTTCTAAACGCGTCCTGAGTTTTCTCAGCGACGCACCGCTCAGCTGGCCGGTGCAGCGCCGGCCGAACGTGGTTGGACCACCAGTTCCGCTCCGTCATGGAAGTGAGTTGCGGGCCAGAAGCTCTCGCCCCTGGCCCGCTATGCGCTCTCGACCCTTGGTTACTTCGCAGCCGGGGCCGCGGCGGCCTGCTTCTCCTTCTTCACGCGCTTCGGACGCGTGGCGTACGCGACCTGCTTGCCGTAGCGCTCGAAGGTGGTTTTCGCGACGCGCTCGAGCATGTCGAGGCGGGCGTTGAAGCGGGCGACGTTGTTCGCGCCGACCGCCTGGTTGACGTTGGTGCGCTCATCAGCGATGATCGCCTGGATCTTGCTGAGCGAGGTCGGAACTGCGGCTTCTGCGGTCTTCTCGTCCATCGTGCTTGCCCTCCTGGGCAGTGGTAGAACGTTGCGAGCTTCGGGAGGCCAGTAGTACAGCTGGTTTGGTTGCTCAGCCCAGCCCAGCAGGCCGTAGTGATCCGGCTTCTTGCGAAGCAGGTTAGAGCGGTGAGAGCTGTGCAGGCGCTCGTCGCCGAACCACGGCGGCTTGGGCCCTTCCACGAGGCTTAGCCCATCTTCCTTGACGATCGCCGTCACGCGCAGCGCGACCGTGTCCTTGCCGCCTCGGTGCACCCACTCAGCGCTCATCGCCAGCGCATAGCTGGCCAAGCTCGCCTCGTGTCCCAGCCACATCCTCGTCGCTGGGTGGTTGCGCCAGGCTCCGCTGCGGCCGGTCAAGGCCAGCAGCATCTGCAGCGCCTCTACCCGCTGCTTGTTGAGCCTTCGCCAGTCAAGGACAGCCGCGCTGGCCTCGAACGACGCGTACGGCAAGAACGACATCATGGCACAGCTTTCTCCGCTCTCGTGTTACAGAGCTAACCTAACACTGTCGCTGTGAAAAGTACACAGCCTCTACTGAGAAAGATGAATGACGACGATGCCGTTGCGCGTTAGCAGCTCCACGCCGTCCCAGAGCCGGTAGAGCTTGCGGAAAACGACCTGGTTCACGCCTGAGTTAATAATCAGCCTCGCGCAGGCCAGGCATGGGCTGTCGGTGATGAACATCGTCTGGCTCAGCCCGCCGCCGAACGGCGCCTTCAGCAACGCGTTGACCTCCGCGTGAATGCAGCCGCAGCCGCCCGCGACGCTGGCGTCATCTGGGCACTCATTGCCGAGCCGGCGCGGCGGGCCGTTGTACCCGATCGCGAGCACGTTCAGCATCGAAGCGTCGGTGATGATCGCGCCGACCGCCGCCCGCTTGCACGTGCTTCGCAGCGCGGCGACCTCCGCCATCCGCATGAACATCTCAGCCTTGGTCGGTCTCATCGGGTCTGGATCTCGCTGGGGTGGGCTGGGTAGTCGCGGGTCACGAGCCAGCCGCCGGTGTCGTGCCAGCTCACCACCCGGTGGAGGCCGCCCTCCAGCACGACGTGGTAGCCATCGTGCGTCGCGCCGATGAGCTCAGCGATCCGACGCGGCTGTCCGCCGAGGTCCTTCTTGATCGTCGAGTAGACGCGCTCCCCTCGCGCTGGCGGCGTCACCATGGCACGGCCTGCGAGTAGAGGGCTGAGTAGAGCAGGACTGCGATCACGATCGCGATGCTGGCATACCGCACCTTGTCGTCGGTCGTTTCCCACTTCCACAGGGGTCGAAGCTCCTTGAGCAGGTCGTACAGCCACAGGAAGACGAGCGCGAGGCCCGTGAGCTTCAAGATGACGTGAACGACCTCAGGCGCCTTAGTGAACGCGAGCATGGTGCGCGACCCTCCTCGGGGCGGTGTCGAACGTGAACAGCACGCCGTGATCGCCGCACCACCTCGTGGCGTCAGCGGTGTCACTGTGGCTGCGAGAGCGGTCGACCAGCTGGTCACAGGCGTCGTACCGGGCCAGCTCGTGGTCGCGATCGTCCGCGGTGATCACCCAGGCGATCAGCGCGCTGAGCATGATGAGCCCTATAGCCAGCAGGGCTGTGAACAGTCTCGGGATGACCAGGTGACGGGCAGTCATGGCCTGAACGCCTCCTCATGGGTGTAGATGCGAACCAGCTCTGGGTCCTGCGTCAGCGAGCACAGCGCCTCGACAATGTCAACGTGATCCACGATCTGCTCGTTGTGGCACATCCTCCGCACGATGCCGATGCTCCGCTCAACGCCATCACGGTAGCCTCGCGCCAGGCCGACGTGGCAGGCCTGCGTCACGAGGTCGTGGATCGCGGCCTGCACCTTCTTGCCGACCTCGTCCTTCTCAGCTTCAGTGATAATGCCAGCCCTGTGCAGGCTCACGCTGCTAGCGTACTGTCCCTCGAGCTTCGCGAGATCGAGGATGGTGCTGTGCACAACCGTGCTGGCGTGCACCTTGTCAAAGAAGGTCTTGTCCATCAGAGCTTTGGCTCCTGGTCGGGGATCAGGCCATCCGGCAGGTCGAAGTACTCCGCCTTTGGATCGACGAGGTAGTGCTTCTTCCATGCGTCCCACCTCGCCTCGATGAGTAGGATCTCCTTGTGCGAGAGGTGCCCAAACCCGAGCGCGGTGATGTACCGCCGCAGCTCAAGGCCGCCCTTCCGCAGCTTCAGCAGGATGTACGAGTGCTGCGGGCTCGGGAAGAGCTGCTTGATCTGCGAGATGAGGTCAAGGCTGAGGCGGTGAGTGTTCGTGCGCGGTGGTGCCATGCTATTCGTGCTCTCTGAGCTGGAGAATGTTCTCGAGACCGGCGCGCGTGAAGAGCCACGCCGGCTGACCGTGGCAGCGCTGCTCGAGGCTCGCTACCCGCCACTCAGGGTACTCCGCGCCCCACACGGCTCTCAGCGCGTTGCGGTCTCGCGCGCACGGCAGCAGCGCTAGCAGCTGTCTCACCGCCTCGGTGTCGATCCTCACGCCCTCGGCGGTCTCAGCGTCACGGCGCTCGGGATGACCGATCGTCGCGTTCACGAATATCCTGTCGCGGATGAACAGCGGCGTGCCGCTTAGCGCCATCGCCCAGGCGGCCAGCATGTGCGCGTACCCGGTGCCAACCCAGCGCTCTGCGTCCATTGGCCACGCGCTGATCGGAAACGCGAAGTTCGAGATGAACCCAAACGCGCCACGAACTGATCTCACCCCTTCAAGGTAGCGAGAGACGGAGCCAGCGATGTCAAAGAAGAAAGGGGTCTGGTCGGGCCAGCTGGTCGAGGCCGAGTCTCCGACCAGCTCACCGGTGACCTTGTGGTCACATGTGTTGCCGACGATGATCGCTCCTGGCGCCTTGCTGATCGAGTCCAGCACCCTCGCCAGCGCGCCGTGGTACAGCCAGTCGTCTGAGCCCACGAACCAGCCGACGCCGCCCTCAGCGCAGCTCACGCACCGCAGCAGGTTGGTGTCAAAGCCGAGGTTGCGGCTGCTTCGCAGATACCGCCACTGGCTTGAGTGGCTGACGTGCTTGGCGATGAAGGCCTTGACGCACGCTGCTGTGTCGTCGTCAGACGCGTTGTCAGCGATGATGATCTCCACGTCCGGTCGGATCTGCGCCTCGATCGAGGCGAGCAGCCGCGGCAGAGTGTGCGCGCGGTTGTGCGTCGGGATCAAGATGCTAAGCGTCGGTTTCGTCACGATCGTCCTGGTTGAAGCGCCGCTTATCGGTGATGAAGATCAAGAACATGGCAACAAGGCCAAGCGCGCAGATCAGCACGCCGCAGAAGAGACCAAGCATAAACTCGCGCATCACCTACCTCCTGGGACGATGAGCCCTGTCCTTGCCAGCGCGGTGTCGGTCGTCATGCCCGCCTGCCGAGCGGCGATCTTCTTCAGCTGCAGCTTGCAGCCGATCTCGATCCACTGCTCGAAGCTGATGAGCGCGGTCGTGGGCTTGAGCAGCTCGACGCCGTTCACGCTGTGCGCGGTCACGGCCACCTGCTCATCGCCGAAGAGAAACTCGAGCCGGACGCCGACAACGTCGCCGGTCGTGGGCTCTCCATCGCCGTCTGTCACTTTTTCTTCTTCCCGGCGCTGTTCGGGTGCGCCGTGTGAAGGGCGATGGCCACGGCCTGCTTGACCGGCTTCCCGGCCTTGACCTCAGCCTTGATGTTGTCAGCGACCACCTTCTTGGACGTTCCTTTCTTCAGCGGCATGACTCCCTCCTCTCGTATGGGTCCTTGACCAGCCTGTTCAGCGCCTCGATCGCGTTCACGTCGACGAACTTGAACCACTTCTCCTCACCGAGCTTCGCGCACTCGATCTCTTTCCCGCTCTCAGAGAGGCGAAACTTCGTGCTCGCGCCGATGACGACCACCCGCCGCTCAGGCGCCATGGAGCCTCGCCTCGTAGTAGGGTGGCCACTTCCCGGTGCTGTGAAACGCTTCTTGAGGGCTCAGCAGCCGTTGGTCATAGATCGGCGCCCTCAAGCAGCTGACGAAGCCCACCTGCACGCGGCCGGTGAAGACCGGCACGCGCACCTGCCAGCTCCAGTGTCGTGGCTTGCGGCCTTGTCCTGTATCGAACAGCTCAACCATGAGCCGACCGCGCGAGCTGTCGTGCTCTGCCTCAGCTGAGGCGAGGAACGCGAACAGGCGGCGCATGAACAGCAGCCGAGCGGCGTGGAACCGCAGCTCTTGGATCACTCTGCCTCCTGAATGATCTCAGGCGTATAATCGCGCGCGCACTCTTTACCGCAATGAATGCAGGCGTAGTGGACCTGCAACCAGCGGATGCGGTGCTTTGCGCCGCTCACGGTGATCAGCTCTTTCTGCAGATCAATCGCTCTCACGCTGCTCCAGGCATGGCCCAGCAACAGGCAGCGCGGCTTCATGGGATCGGCTCCTCAGCCTCGAGCTCGGTGATGCGAGCTGTGAGCTGCGCGTTCGCTGAGTAGAGTTGATCATTCAGGAACTTGGCCGTGCTCAGCTCGTCGATGACCTGCTGCGCGAGAGAGCCCAGCTGACTATTGCGCGCGATGCTGAGCTCGCTCAGCCCATCAGTGAGCGTCTCGACAGTGTGTTGCTGCTGCGCGTTCACGCAGCTCTGTACGAGCTCCTCGAGCGAGCCGCGCGTAGCGTGCGGTGCGCTGAGCCACAGCCGCACGGCCTGGCTCACCTCCTCGCTGATCTGAAGATCTGTCATGATCGTCTCTCCGTTGGCGCGATGAGGCGCTCTGACAGCTCCTTGACGCGTCGCCGTGAGTTTTCAAGCTCGATCGCCGTAACGGCCAGCTCGCTCGCAACGTTCTCGATGTCAGTGTGCGCTTGCTTCAGCAGCGCGAGCTTGTTGACCATGAGCGGGTGGGCTTTCACGACGCAGGTCTCGATCAGCTCGTACAGGCTGCGCGCTGGCGCGGTCTGGTTCGGCGCGCACGCGACCTCCAACGCCCACCTAGCAACCTCATCGGCGATCAGCTTCTTCAGGTAGTCAGGCGTCATGGCTGCTCTCCTCGCGCTCGGCGCACGGCCTTCTTCACGTACGGGTCCATCGTGTCCTGGCTCAGGAGCCAGGTCTGGTAGCTCGACGGCAGGTCGGCGATTCGCGCGCCCTTGTGCTTGCCGAAGGCCATGACGGTCGGGACGCGGGCCTCCTCGCTGAGCGCGTGCAGGTGCCCCCACGTCGTTGGTGAGAGCTGCCGGCAGATCGAAGAGATGACCGTGAACAGAAGGGTGACGTCCTGCGCCGCGCTGTGCGCGCTCGCGGTCAGCGTCCTCGCGGCGCCGTGGTCCATGAGGCTGAAGATGAGAGGCCCGAGGCGGTGCGAGTCGAGCTTCGGCCAGAGGAAGCGGGACAGCGCCAGCGTGCAGATCCGCCTCACGCCTGGCGGCGAGCCCGCCACGCGGTAGTCGAAGTCGACGTTGTGCGCGATGAGGTAGGTCGTCTCAGGCGGGAGGGAGAAGCTCGACGACGGGTCGCAGTGCTCGAGGTCAGAGGCGATGATGCGGTGGGTAGCCATCGCGCCGAGCTCGATCTCTCTGCTGGGCTTGAACCGCTTCACGATCACGTCGCTGAATGACGGCACGAGCGGGCGCTCAGCTGAAGTGCTGAGGTCAGCATACGCGGCCTCGATGATCTCAGCGTCGTCACCGGCGCCGGTCGTCTCGGTGTCGAAGAGGAGGATCATCGTGGCCAAGTCTTGAGAGGGTTCGTGAGCAGCTCACCCGTTGACGCGCTGAACGCCAGCTCTTCGATCTTCGTCAGCTCCGGCTCAACGGGCCAGCGTAGCTCTCGCCAGCAGCCGCTGAAGCGCTGCTCCACCTTCGCGATGCTGATGAGTTCTCTCACGTCACAGCGTGGAAAGCCAAACCGCCTGTGAAGATGGGCCAGCGTCGTCTCGATGATCAGCTCTCGCAGGTCGCCAGCCAGCTGCGCGTCGATTGGCAGCTCGAACTCGAGCACCTCGTGATAGTCACCGTGCCCGCTGGTTGGGGCGCAAGTGACTCGAAAGCTGAAGCCGTTCACTTCCACACCGCGGTCATGATCTTTGTCCGTCACCTCGAACAGCCTGTCGTTGACCGGCTCCACCGCACGCGTCGCAGCTTCTCATCGCATCGTCTCCAGCAGGGTGTCTATCGAGGTGGGCGGCGGGGCGAGCGGGTCGACGATGCCGGCCGCGCTGTTCCGCGCGAGGCACTCCGCCCTCGCCTGCCCGATCGTCATGAACAGATCGGCCTCAGCGAAACGCTCATTGAGCGGGCCGAGGAAGTAGACAGCTGGTGTCGTGCATCCGAGGCTGATGCGCCTGATGGTCTGCGGTAGCGTAGGTCGCCAGCCGTGGTCCGTGAGCTGGATGGCGACCGGCTTGTCGCCAAGCCCGAAGCGGGTCTCATGCATCACCTCACCCCTCCTTCGGCGTCCGCGCCGGGGAGGAGACAGACGAATCGTGCATCACAGGCGCGTGCGTGTAGAACACGTCCAACGCATCCTGCAATGTCATCAGACTGTCCCCGTCGAGCTTGAGCGCAAAAAACGAGTTGACCCATTCCGCCGCCTTGCATCCGCCGTAGTACGTCTCTCCCTCTCGCGTCCGCCTCGCGTCGGGCTGAGGGCGGTAAATCACGATGCACGAAGGGAACGGGGCGCACGAATCTGCGCCGACGAACTTGACCTTGCCTTTGATCCAGCGGATCTCGCTCGCCTTCCCGATGACCCAGTCGTGCCACCACGGTTGACCCGTGTGCGCGGGAACGAGGCACACCACCGTCGCGCCGCGCTGTGACTGGGTGTACGATCGCTCCATCCATCGCGCGAGGTTCTTGTAGCCGTAGGGCGGGTTGAGCCACACCGTCTCGTTCGCCCAGTCTGGCTCGTAGAGGCGACCGTCGCAGAACTTCTTGCAAAGCGCGTTGGCCGCTGTCGCCGCTCCGTCAACCGTGAAGTGAAACTCGGCATCATACTTTGCGAACAGAGCGGGTGGCGTGCACCAGTCCTCGCGCATCGTGCGCTTGCTCATCGCGCGTAATCCCTTAGCCATTGGACGGCCTCGCGTCGGGAGGGGACCATCCAGCCTTGAAAAGTTCATGCGCGAGTGAGGTCGCGGCGTTGAGCAGGAAGTTGCCCGAGCGCGCGAAGTCCACCGTCAACTCTGGTGGCTTGCCGCGCCGCCGTGCGATGTCGAACCCATCAGGGATGAACCCCGCATCACCGCAGTAGTCGTTCCAGCTATTCTGCAACACCTGCTCCAGCATGTCGCGAAGTGCCCGGCGCGATTCTTTGGCGTCTGTGGACGGCCTCGCGTCGGGGGAGGCTGGGGAGCGGTCAGGTACGATGGCGTCAGGTGCCTTGCTCACCACGTAGTCGATGATGCCCTTGAACTCCTTCGACCAAAAGCTGACGTTGGCGATCAACGCCTCGCACCAAATACGGTCACGATCTCCCGCGATAGTCGAGGCTCCGCCGTTCCCTCCGGCCCCCGCTGGGGACACTTCCTCCTCCGCGAGAATCGCCTGAAGTTCGTCAAGCGTTGGGCGACGAGCGCGACGAGCCTCAGCGCCAAACAGCGCAGTGCCGTCAGGCTGGAGATACACGTCATCGCCGCGTTCGAGTGCGGCTTCGATTTCTGCAACAATCGGATCGAAATACCGATGGTTCGCGTCCTCGTACAACTCGCGTGCCGCAATGACCTTCGGATCGTACTTCCAGTCGCGCGTCATAGCGTCACCTCTCGCATGTCTCCGTGAATCAGCGCGCACTCAATGATCGCCCGCCACTCGCTCAACATTTCGAGCTTGTCCTTCGTATCGACCGCGCCCCACATCGCGTCATGCGACTCGCCTTTCTGCGCGCTGAACTCCCGCATGGCCGCCAGCGCCATCGCGTCTGTCACCTTCAAGGATGCCCCGTCCTCGAACTGCGGGAAGCGGGCCTTGATGGCATCGTAAATCGCCGTGGCAGCATCACCAGTCGGAGAACTGTACACTCCGTCCGACGTGCGGCTGATGTCCCAACCCTTGATCGCGTACCAAATGGCTTCCCACATCGGATCGCCGTGGTGCGCGACTATCTCCGCTTCGGTGTACTGCTTCGGGCGGCTTGGGGCTGGGGAGGCGGGGAGGGGGTCAGGCACCGGGCGGCCTCCGGAGATGGGGCGGGACGTCGTCGAGTGGGCGGGTGCCCGCCGGCGGGTCCAGCTGGACCGTGGTCTCGCCGCGCAGCTTTCCGCTCAGCACAGCGCTCAGCGCGTCGCCGAGCACGCCCAGGTTGTGGGCCTGCCCGATGAGGCCGGCGTAGAGCGTGACGAGCTCTTCTCTGCTGCCCTGGTGAGAGGTGACCTGAACGCTGGCGCCGTCGGCGGATGGCCGCGCGATCACACAGGCCGGCACGATCTCATCGAAGCTGGTGCCCACGGCCTCGAACCGGATGCGAACGGGCTGCCGAGGGACGAAGGGGGAGGTCACGTGACCCTGCTCCGCAGGTCGCGCAGCGTCTTGGTCACCTCTTCGATGAACCCGATCTGCTGCTCGCTGATGATGAACAGCTTCTCGATCATGACCTTGTTCTCGTGCATGAACCGCTCGTAGCGGCGCGCGGTCTCGCGACGACCGACCGCGTAGCCGATCAAGGCGGCAAGGACCGTGTTCAGGGCGATCAGGAGCCAGGGCATCATTGAGCTACTTCGCCAGCGTCGTGAGGCAGCTCGCGATGGTGCGGAGCTGTGAAACGACCGCGTCGGCTCGCTGGCCGTCCTGCGTCGCGGGCAGCCCGCTCTCAAGCCGGTCGGCCAGGATGCTGAGGAAGACGCGGTCGACGATCGCGCTGTTCATGGACAGCGGAAAGCGGAAGGCCTCTTCGATCTTCTCGACCGGCGTCGCGTACCGCTCCGCGAACTTGACCGTCTTCTCACGATTGCTCGCTGCGAGGTCATCCTTCATGACGTCATCGCTGATGATGAATGGCCGCGCCTTCTTCTCACCGAGGTGAATGGCTCGAACCCGCTTGTTCGTGTCGGCGTCGAGCTGCCGGTCGCTCGAGACGTACGGCACTTTGCGAACGTGCTTGCGCTTCTTCAGTTGCTTGGACTTCCGTGGCATCGGATCTCCTCTCTAATAGAAGTGTCTTGAGCGAGCTTCGTTCGGCGGAGCGCTGCCACTTGCGACGTATGCCTACGCGTTTCCAAGTGAGGATGGCTGTAACCCGCGGGCTAGGCCCCCAGCGCTACGCCGAACGAGATGCTTGCACCTTCATGTGAGCTCAACCTAACACCTATCTCACGAAAAGTACACAGGAAACTAGCGTTTCTTTTGAGTACACGGCTGTTTATTGGGGAGCAAAAGACACGCGACGCGGGACTGTCACTCGACTGAGCGAGTGACACGCCTCGCTGCGCAGGAGCTGTAACCCGCTTGTAACTTCAGTTGTTAACAATATCACAAATCGTACGCTGCAAGTGGTTCGTGCTAAACAACGTAGAGGCTTGTAACCCCACTGTAACCCGCAGTCACCCCGGGTGAGCAGTCGGGGTTACAAGCCGATGGCAGGGCGTACGAAGGCCTGGGGCAAGGCGTAGCCTGGTCAAGGGGTGAGCTCAAAACCTACATACGAGTTACTATTTGAGTCCTGTGTCATAAGAGTAACGCGCAGCAGGGGTTACACGTCACTAAAGCATTTGGCAGCAATCACTTACAGCTGCAAAAAGTGACTTTTTGTTACAAGGTGAAGTTACAAGGAAGTTACACGGCAACGCGGGCTTTGGGTGGGTCACTAAGGTGCAAGGGTAGCCAGGGCAACAACTTAGCGAAAGCGTCGTCGCTGTCCTTACCAGCTAGAGGGTCGTGTAACCCTGTAACCCATGTAACCCTGGCTTGAGATTAGAAGTGTGCTTGAGGCATCTCGAATGGCCTATCCTTGCATCTTTAGGGGGTTACCAGCCCATGGCGCAGCGCTCGGGCACATGCATGTTTATAACTACCCGGGCGCGGTGGGCCAGTCCTTGCCGTCCTGCCGTGACTCGAGGTGACACCTGTGTACTTTTGGCCACACATGTGCTATGTTGCCTAGATCGATCATCACTGACCAAGGACGGTGCGCGTGGCAGCGGAAGGCCTTCACCGACAGCGGCGGCGCAGAGAGACGCTCCTCGACGCGTCGATCCCACGACGGCTGCCGGCTGACCTGTTCGAGAGCGAGGTTCTCGACCCGCTCGAGAACCAGGACTTTCGAGAGCGCCCCATCGACCCGGAGATGGTGCGGCGCCTCGCAGCGCTGTACATGACCGACGACGAGATCGCGAAGGTCATCGACGTGCCGATCGCAGACTTCAAGGCGCAGTACGGCCGCATCACTGAGCAGGGGCGCGAAGAGTCGCTGATCGCGCTTCGACGGGTGAGATGGCGCGTCGCGATGAGGGGCAACGTCCCGATGCTGCTGCACCTGAGCGAGCAGCTGCTGAACGAGAAGGCCTCGCAGCTGCCAGCGAGCGGCGATACGTACAACTTCAACTTCGGCAGCGAAGATCCGCGCATGAAGCTGCTCGACGCTGTTCGTGAGGCTGCAGAGCGCATGTCGGGTCGCGAGGTGCAGCCCGCCCTACCGCCAGCCCAGATCGCGGCCAAGGACGGCGAGTTCTGAACCCTCGCGTCAGCGTCCTCATCCCGTCTGGCGGCGAAAGAGCGGCGATGCTGCGTGAGACGCTGGCCTCGGTCGAGGCGCAGGACCTGCTGAAGGAGCAGGTGCAGGTCCTCATCAGCATGTCGAGCTTTCCGTACCACGAGAAGATCGTCGACCTGGCGCGGCTCGCAAAGGGCGAGTATATCCTGCCACTGTGTGATGACGACACGCTGCGGGCACCAGATGCGCTGCGCGAGTTTCTCGCCGCCGCTGATCGCATCGGAGCGGATCTCGTCTACAGCGACGTGCAGGAGTTTGGGCAGCGAAGCGCGCGATACTGCGCCCCGCACTTCACGCTTGAGAACCTGCGGCGCGGCCCCGTCGCTTGGTTCACGTCCCTGATCCGCCGAACGCGCTTCATCGACGCGGTTGAGAAGGCTGGCAACGAACTGGCGTACAGCGACTGGGCGTCGCGATACGAGCTGTTCAAGGCCGGCGCGGTGTGGGCCTGCGTTAGGTCGCCGCTCTGGAACTACCGCGCTCACGCAGAACAGCACATGCAGCGGATCGACATGCCCACGGAGCGAGAGCGGTTCTACCAGCGGTACCCAGAGCTGAGGATGGCGTGACCGCCAACGAGCTGCTGATCCCGGCGCAGGCCGAGCACTTCTCGCTGCTGGAGAAGCTGGCCGCGCTGCCGGAGCCGGAGCGTTGCGCGATCCTCGACAAGCTGACGCCGCAGGCTGCGTCGACGCTGCTGGCGGACTGGAAGTTCTGGGCGCGCCCCAACCAGCTCCCACCTCCTGGTAAGTGGGTCACCTGGCTCATCCAAGCCGGCCGTGGCTGGGGCAAGACCCGCACCGGAGCGCAGCTCGTTCGCCACTGGGTCCAGCAAGGTGTGCGACGCGTCGCGTTCGTCGGCGCCACAAGCTCGGACGTCCGCGACGTCATGGTTGAGGGCCCGTCCGGCATCATCGCCGTCAGCGAGCACGACCCCGAGAACGAGCGCCCCATCTACGAGCCTGGCCGGCGCCGCGTGCGCTGGCCCAACGGCGCCACGGCGATGCTATACTCAGCCGAGGAGCCAAACCGGCTGCGCGGGCCGCAGCACGAGAAGGCGTGGGGCGACGAGCCGGCCGCGTGGCAGTACCCCGAGACGCTCGACCAGCTGATGTTCGGCCTTCGGCTCGGCCACGACCCGCAGGTCGTGCTGACCACGACGCCGAAGCCGACGCCGATGATGCGCGACCTCAACAAACGCGCCGTCTCTGACGTCGAGCTGCGCGCCGGTCGCGTCACGGAGCACGTCGACGTCGTCATGACGATCGGCACCACGTACGAGAACCTGGCCAACCTCGCGAGGACGTTCATCAGCGAGGTCGTGCGCAAGTACGAGGGCACCACGCTCGGTCAGCAGGAGCTCTACGCGAAGCTGATCGAGGACGTCGAGGGCGCACACTGGAACACGCTCCTCATCGAGCGCAGCCGCATCAACGGCAAGGACCTGTCGCGCCTGGTTCGCATCGTCGTCGCGATCGACCCAGCTGTGACGTCGAAGAAGACGAGCGCGGAGACCGGCATCGTCGTGGTCGGGCTTGGCGACAACAAGCACGCGTACGTGCTGAGCGACGGTAGCGGGCGGTTCAGCCCGAACGGCTGGGCTCGCAAGGGCGTCGAGCTCTACCACGCGTACAACGGCGACCGCATCATCGGTGAGGTCAACAACGGCGGCGACCTGGTCGAGACCGTCATCCGTCAGATCGACCCAGCCATCCCGTACAAGGGCGTCAACGCCTCGAGAGGCAAGGACGCCCGCGCAGAGCCCGTGGTTGGGCTCTACGAGCAGGGCAAGGTGCACCACGTCGGCTACCACGCGCTGCTCGAGAGCCAGATGACCACCTGGCGGTTCGACCTCGGGCTGCCTTCACCGGATCGCATGGACGCGCTCGTCTGGGCCATCACCGAGCTCATGATCACCAGCTCGGGCATCTACATCGTCGGCTAGCTTCTCACCCTCACTCACCTCACCCAGTGGCCTCCTCTCTCGTCAAGCTCGTCAGCTCGCGCCTCGCGCAGCGGGCGAGCGCGTCGAACAACGCTGGCTTTCCAGACGCGTCGCCAGGCTCGAGCATCCCAGCTTGGGGCGTCGACGCCGGCGAAGCTGGCAAGCTGAAGTCGATCGCTGGCCCGGTGCGAGGGCTGCCGCCGCAGATCTTCAAGGAGTCCGGCATGAACGTCCGGATCCTTGGCTTCCAGCAGCACCCCGTCGTCCAGGCCTGCATGCGCGTCATCACCGACGTCGCGTGCACCGTGCCGCTGCGCACGTACCGTGACGTTGACGGCAAGGTCGAGGCGCCGCTGATCAATAAGCTCCAGAAGCTGCTCGACGCGCCGTCGTCGAGCTCCACGGCCCGGCAGCTCCGCGCCGCGTTCGCGCTCGACTTCATCACGTACGGCAACGCGTTCTGGCGCATGGTGCGGCTCAGCCCAGGCGGGCCGGTCGCCGCGCTGAAGCGGATCAACCCTGAGGGCATGCAGGTCGTCTACGTCGACCAAGAGCAGAACGTCATCGCGTACATGTGGATCGACCACTTCGGGCGGGTGCGCACCACCGCCGGTGAGGACATCGTCCACTTCCGCGACCTCCAGCTCGCGCCCTCCTGGCTGCCCGACGTCTTCGGCTTCCCCCGCGTCGCGACGGCGCTCAACTCGATCGCCGGCGACACCGAGGCGACGAAGTACGTGCGGCAGATCGTGACGAACGACGGCACGCCGACGTTGGCCTTCATCATGGCTGACCAGGTTGGCCAAGCGGACGCCGAAACGGCGCAGGAGCGCTGGCAGCAGCTCAACGTGGAGCGCGGCCGGCGCGGCCGAGCGGCCTTCGTCGGCGGCGTCAAGGACGTCAAGGCGATCGGGTTCAACCTCAAGGACCTCGAGTTTCCGGACCTGCGCCGCGTTTCACGCGAGGACATCTGCGCCGCGATCGGCGTCGACCCGCGTATGATCGGCATCAGCTCCGCGATCAAGGACTCCGGGCTCAGTGGATCGCAGTACGCCGAGGCCCGGTCGCGGCTCATCAGCCACACGGTTGAGCCGCTCCTCGCGGTGGAGGAGGACGCGCTGAACGCGAGCCTCAGCCCCGAGTACGGGCTGATGTGGATCAAGTATCACCGCAAGACGCTGCAGGAGCTGGTCGAGGACGACAAGGCGACGTCTGATCGCGTGACGACGGAGTTCATCCGCGGCGCGCGAAGCTGGGAGGAGACCCGCGAGGCGCTGCACCTCGACCCGACGATCAAGCCCACCGACACCGTCTGGCTGCCAAACACGGGGCAGATGGTGCTTGCCTCGAGCGTGGTGATCGACCTAGACGAGGAGGACGAGACACCAGACCCCACGGCCGGCACCGTGACCGCCGTGCCGAAGCCAGGCGACCCCGCGGGTGCTGCCCCGGTCGCCGCTGCGAAGCCCGAGGCTGAGCCAGCGCCCGAGAAGAACGACAAGACGCCGCTGAAGCCAGACCGTTCGATCAGCCACCTGACCCGCTCGCGCCTCGCCAAGGGCATCCGCCTCATCGAGCGAGGCGTGAAGCTCACCACCGGGCAGCGCCAGCTGCTCTGGTCCGCGTTCGACTCGCGAGCGACGAAGGAGGAGGCGGAGTACAAGCGCGCCGCGCTGCGGCGGTTTGGCGACGAGAAGGAGAGCGTTCGCAAGATCTTCGACAAGCAGAAGGCGGAGGCCGACGCGCACCGGAGCATCGAGACGCGCGACTCAGCTGACGACGCGCTCAGCTCTGACGATCCGTACATCCAAGCGGCGCTGAACGCGATCAAGCGCGGCTACAAGCAGGACGCGGAGTACTATAAGAACTGGATCAACGAGTTCAGAGCCCTGATCGGGAAGACGTACACCGTGGCGGGGCAGGAGCTGCTCGACGAGCTCGGCCTCGACTTCAACCTCGACAACCCAGCCGTCTACCAGGCGATCCAAGACCGCGTCGAGCAGCTCGCGAGCTACGTCACCGAGACCTCAGCGAAGCAGGTCGCCGCGGCCGTGACCGTCGGGCGCAAGGCTGGCATGGGCATCGGCGACGTGGCGAAGCTTGTCGACCAGACCGTGTTCGGCGGGACGGCAATCAGCCGCGCGACGATGATCGCCCGCACCGAGACGGTCGGGGCGCTGAACCAGGGCGAGCACGACACGGCCAAGGCGCAGGGCGTCATGCAGAGCAAGGAGTGGCTGACGCAGCAGGATGACAAGGTCCGCGACAGCCACGCTGAGCTCGACGGCGTCCGCATCGACATGGACGACATCTTCGACAACGGCTGCGCGTACCCCGGCGATCAGAACGGCGACGCCGACGAGGTCATCAACTGCCGCTGCACGCTGCTGTTCTACGACGAGAAGGCCGAGTAGGACCCAACCACCACGCTTGAGAGGAGAGCCACCATGGACGAGCAGAGAAGCACCAGGGTTCCGGACAACGCCACGCGCAGCACGGCGCAGCCCAGCGGCCGCCCGGCCACGTCAGCGTTCGGCGCGCCGCAGTCAGAGCCGAGCCAGGGCTCAGTCGACCTGCCGAAGCAGCAGCCCGACGCGACGACCGACAAGTACGTGCCGCCGAGCCCGGCGCCCGTGCCCGCAGCACCGGTCCCGCAGGTGTTCAAGACCTGATCGAAGCATCACCTGGACGCACGAGTGACGCTCGGTGTGACCTGATTCACGCACGCTGATGCAGATATGTACACCGGGCTGAACATAGCTTACATTGTAGAGTCGAAAACAACATCACGCCACGATCACGGAGCAACACCATGGCCAAGGAAAAGATGCCGGACGCGAAGGAGGAGAAGGGTCGCAAGCGGGACGGCGAGAGCGACATGTCGCGACACAGCGACGTCGCCAAGCGCGTGATGGACTCGACCGTCGATCCGATGGGAGCCCCGCGCAACGAGCCGAAGGGAGAGCGGAAGCGCGAAGAGCCGGCCGCCGAGCGCAAGCACGGCGAGCCGAAGATGGATCGGAAGCGCGACGACGGCGAGTAGCTCGATGCCCGCGGTCTCGCCGTACCGCAAGACGACGTCGCGCGTGAAGCAGTTCACGCACACGATCGGGCAGCTCAAGCTCGTCGATGCGGTTGACGCGGAGGGCAAGCGCGCTGAGGGCAGCGAGCTGCCTGACGGCGTCTGCGGTCGCATCCAGGGCACCGCGATGGTGTACGACCAGCTTGACTGGTACGGCACGATGTTCGCGCCTGGCTGCATGGCCCGCAGCATCAACGAGCGCGTCGCCGCTCGGAAGGTCAACCTCTTCCTCGACCACGACAAGGAGGTCCGCTGCCACGTCGGCATCGTGAGCTCCATGACCGATGTCGGGGACAGCGCGATCATGACGGCCGACATCCTCGACACGGCGGACGGCCGGCTCGCCCTCGAGTACTGCAAGGCCGTCATCGCCGCGGGTGGCGAGACCGGCATCAGCATCGGGTTCATCCCGCGCAAGGGTGAGGCGGTCAAGGACGCCGGCGGCGTGTCGACCGGCAACTACCGCTTCATCGAGATCGAGCTCCGCGAGGAGAGCATCACCCCCGTCCCCGCAGTTGAGGGCGCCTTGATCACCGGCGCTCGCCGCGAGGACGACGAGGACCCAGAAGTGATGATCGTGGCGCTGCGCTCGTTGCTGAGCGCGCTGCCCAAGGAGCGGCTTGACGCCACGCTGCTGGAGTACGGCTTCCAGCGAAGCGCGTCTGAGACCCCGACACCGAAGGAAGAGGTCACACCGCCAGCTGCCGCTGACCCGGCCGCCGCGGAGACGCCTGCCGCCGAAGGTGAAGGTTCCAGGAAGATGTCGATCGACGAGCGCATCAAAGCGTTGCGTGGTTCGTTCGGCGCTGCAGTGTAGCTTCCTTCAACCTCACAAAACCACCATGGCACCGCTGGTCACCAAGAATCGCGAAGCCAATGAGCTTCGCTCGCAGGCCGACGCGCTGCGCGTCAAGCTTGCCGACCCGAAGACGGAGATGACCGTCGACGAGGTCAACAAGACGATCGAGGGCATCCGCTCGCTGGAGATGCGGGCCCAGGCCACGGCGGAGTTCACGCCGGAAGCCGAGATTCGCCGCCAGGGCGGCGAGGAAGAGGTTCGCGCCTTCAGGGCGGGCGCCGAAACGAGCGAGGAGACGCCCGAGGAGCAGCGGAAGCTGCTGCGCCGGGACCGCAAGACGGCCGCGGAGCAGATCCGCAGCCTGAACGACGAGGTGATGGGTGAGTTCGGGTCGCAGCGGGAGCTGCTCCGCGTCCTCAACGGCCGCGCCATACCGAACGCCTCGCAGCAGAAGTTCATCGAGAAGCTGGACAAGTTCACCCGCCAGATCACCGGCGACACGGACGGCGGTCAGTACCTCCTGCCGCTCACGCAGGTGGCCGAGATCTTCTCCGTCACCAACCAGCAGCCCGGCATCATGCAGACCGCGCGGACGTACAACGTCCCCGGCCGCTCGCTGCGCATCCCGTACCTGATCCAGGACACGGGCGACTCGACCCTGAACCGCCCGATGGCCGGCCAGATCGCCGACGTCACGATCATCGGCGAAGGCAGCACCAAGCCGGCTCGCACGCCGCAGTTCGGGCAGCGGCTGCTCACGGTGTTCAAGTTCGCCGCCATCACGCAGATGGGCGACGAGATCCTGGTCGACGACTTCACCGGTGAGCTGCCGACCGAGGTCAGCAACGCGGTCGGTCAGCAGGCCGTCAACGCCGTCAACGAGCAGTGCACGATCGACGGCGACAACAGCGGCAACAACCCGCTCGGAGCGCTGAACTCCGCGAACGGCGCGCTGATCAAGGTCAACCGCGCGACGGCGAACACGTTCACAGCACCTGACGCGTTCAACATGTACGAGCGTCACACGCACGGTCCGAAGAGCTGCTGGATGATCTCGCGCCGCGTGCTGGCGCAGCTCTTCGCGATGCAGACGACCAACAACACGATGGTCACGTTCCTGCGTGACCTGAACAACCGGCCGCAGATGCTCCTGCTCGGGCTGCCGGTCATCATCAGCGACCTGCTCTCGCCGCTCGGCACGCTCGGCGACGTGGCCCTGATCAACGGTGACTTCTACGCGCTGGCGCTTCGCCAGGCTCTGACCATCGAGTCCAGCATCCACTTCGCGTTCATCAACGACCTCACCACGTACCGCTTCATCGTTCGCGCCGGTGGCATCCCGATCCCCACCAGCACGTACGCGTACAAGGTCAACAGCTCGGGCAACAAGGTCGACGAGCACAGCCCGTTCGTCGCCCTCGACGTTCCGGCTTCGTAAGGTTCGAACTTGGCTCGGCGCCGCAAGGCGCCGGGTCATGGAGCGGGGTGGAGCAGCTCGGTAGCTCGCGTGGCTCATAACCACGAGGTCGTGGGTTCAAATCCCACCCCCGCCACTTCATGACGACGCTCATCGCTCGCACGACGTTCAAGGACATCGTCGCGGATACCTACCGCCAGGAAGGGGAGCGGTTTGAGGTTGAGGACAAGGCTCGCGCTGAGGCGCTGACGCGGGGCTACCTGGCCTGGACCGAGGAGCAGTTCACGCACGCATGGGGCGACGCGCCTGACCGGCAGCTCAGCCCGCTTGGCTGGTCGCGGTACGCCTCAGCCGTGCCGGCGAAGGGTGAGCGCTGGCTCCAGGCGCTGCAGCTGACGTACTACGACCCCGGCTCGAGCGTGTACCGCTACCACAGCGCGCTGAACACCGTGCCAGGGCTCATCTCCGCCTTCGGCCGGTTCCAGCACGCCAACCCATGCTGCGATCTGCGCCAGATCGACGCGGAATCACAGCCGCAGACGCTGGACTATGCGTTCAAGACCGCGGACGTGATTCACGTCCACATGGACTACCGGACGCTGTACCACGGGCTCGGCCGGCTGCCTGAGAAGCGACAGCTGCTCGTGCGACACTACCATGGCAGCCGGTTCCCAGGCGACCCAGGCGGCAGCACGTTCGTCGATGACGCGCAGGACGAGAAGCACGAGGCGCTGCGGGTTGGCGCGCGGCTCTACTTCAAGCGCTACAACGATAACATCCACTGGCTCCCGATCCCGATGCCGGTGCTCGACTATGCGAAGCTGGCGCATGACAACTTCACGTTCTCAGGCGATCGACCGCTCCGCATCGCGCACAGCCCCACCGTTCGCGCGCTCAAGGGCACCGAGCAGCTCATCGACGCGGTCAAGCAGCTGAGGGCGAAGGGCCTTATGTTGGAGCTGGTCCTGATCGAGGGCAAGACGCACGATGAGGCGCTCAAGCTCAAGGCGACGTGCGACGCCACGTTCGATTCGTTCTGGCTCGGGCTGCAGGGCAGCGGTCTTGAGGCCGCGAGCATGGGTCAGCTGGTCATCGCCGGCGATCCGAGCGCGCGAAATGAGTACGTCAAGCACCTTGGCGAGTGCCCGTACACCTACGCGCCTGAGAAGAAGGATCTGATCGAAGCGCTGGAGCGGGCAGCTACAGACCGCGACTGGCGGTTTGCTGAGGCGAACCGCGTCCACGCATACGTTCGCAAGCACCACGACTACCCGGCCGTAGCGGAGCGTTACCTCGAGATCGTGAAGCCGGCGTGGGAGGCGAGGCAGTGACGCTCCCAACCGGCGCGGACCTCGGCGCCTATCTCAGGCTGGATGACGCTGATCTTACGGCCGAGGCGACGCTGCTGAACAGCCTCATTTCGCGCGGTATCGCGATTCTCGAGTCCGCGCTCACGTTTCCGATCCTGTCGACGCCGTACACGTACGTCGATCAGTCTCAGAGCGGACTGCAGCTGGACGGCCCGCCGCGGGTGCTCATGTTCCCCGTACGACCGATCGACAAGACGAGCGTGGTCATCACAGACCGCAACGGTCTCGCGGTTGACCCCACGACGTACACGATCGCTGATCAGCAGGGTTTCATCCGCGCCAACTATGGTGTCGTCTTTCCGACGGGGCCGTACACGATGACGACGAACATCGGCGCACAGTTCTTGTGGAACTACGCGGCGTCGGTCGAGGCTGCGCTCAGCCAAGCTGTCATCGACATTGCCGCGGACCTGTACGAGCGCCGCTCGCCAGGTGCGCACCAGGAAGGCGCGGGCGACTCACGGGTCACCTGGGACATCTCTCGCGACATGATGGGCCGCATCCAGCAGATCGTGAGCCAGCTCAAGCTGCCCGTGGGAGCGGTGTGATGTGGCCGGCAACTCGCCAAGCCTCCGCAACCAGCGCATCGCGATCTACCAGCGTGCCGAGGCCGGCAGCGACGGCTTTCAGCGACCCGTGTACAGCTACCTCTACACGCTCTGGGGTCGGCTCGACGACGCGCGAGACGCTCAGGTCGTGGCTTCTGCCCCTCAGGCTCACACCGAGTACCGCGACCGCGTCAAGGCGACGTTCAACTACACCGCCGTCATCCCTGAGGATGGGATCATGCTCTTCGCTGATGAGATCTACTTCATCCGCGGCATTCTCAAGCGCCGGCAGCTGTGGCGCACGGATGTCGATGGCGAGCGGGTCAGCGCGCAGCAGTTCGCTGAGTTCACGCTCTTCGAAGGCGCTAGCGTTGCCGACGGCGCGCACCTCGTTGACACCTCGCAGGCTTAGCCCATGACCATGCTCGCGGCAGCGGACCGCGTACAAGAGACGGCGACCAATATCAGCAGCAGCCCGGTCGTGCTGCAAGGCGCGGCTGGGATCGGGCTGCAGACGTTCGCGCAAGGCGGCTTGGACGGCGAGATCGTGCCGTACACGATCGAGCACGAGACGAGCGGGCAGTGGGAGGTCGGCAGCGGGCTCTACACGGCCTTGACGAAGACGCTGTTGCGCACGACGGTGTACGATAGCTCGTCTGGCGGGCTCGTTGACTTCAACGATGGCATCGTTGACGTGTGGGTCGACCTCCCGGCTGAGAAGGCGGCGATGCTCGACGCGGACTCGAACGCGCTGCACCTGCCGGGCACGCTCACGGCGGCAGGGCTCATCAC